AGCCGCCTGTTGCGCACCCAGGCCACCGCTGCGCTGCAACCCCTGCGCCATCTGCGCACGAGCCGCCTGCAACGCTTGCTGACCCTGCGGCGTCAGTTGTCCAGCCTGGGCCTGCGCCTGCAGTTGCCGACCCATCTGCTGGTACGGCTGGGCAAGCTCACGCTGCTGTTGCGTGTACTGCCGGCCTTGTCCTTGCGCACGCCGCGCCGCCAAGATTGCAGGAAGCGATTGCAGGCCCGCCACGCCAAGCTGAGTGAGCGTCTGCCTCGTCTCAGGAGAAATACCTGGGCGCTGGATGTCAGGCGGGATTGCCCGCGTCTCCACCGGAGCCATAGGCGTCGGACCCATTTCAGGCATCTGAAACTGCGGCGCTTCAGGAGCCGGCATCTCAGGCGGCGTGTACTGGTTGTAAAACGCCCCGTAGTCAAATTGTTGCGGTGCAGCAAATGAGAAATCTTGGGGGGCGGTGTCGCCCGCCGGGTAAGTTTCTGCAGGCGTGAAACTTTCGTCAGCCGGCATATTCTCCGCATCCATGAATGGATCGTAAAACTCCAGCAGCCCCGTATCCGGGTTGATGGTGCCTGCCCCGCCAGCATCTTTGAGCATCTGGGCTTCCCGCTCGTTGATGTGAGCGAGCAGCGTGTCACCATACCGCCCCTTGCTTTGCAGGAGAGCAGCTACCTTGCGGTAGTTGGGCGAGATACGGGTAAGTTCACGGATTGCCGACATTTACAGCCCCAGCGCGTCCTTAAGACGCAATGATGCCTCGTTCCAGACGGATTGACGAGGTTTTGTTGAGCCCCCAGGCTCCAATTCTCCGGCAGGGACGATACCGCTGACGCCCATAGTTCGGCTCATAGGAAAGTCCATAGCCGCCAGTCGAGCCACAGGCAGTGGCGTTGAACGCCCATTTCTTACAAACGAAAAGATGTCTGTAGGGTACACCGGACTTGTTGTTTGTCCGGGCGCGGGAGCGGGAGTGGGCGCAGGGGGCGACGGCGCGGGCTCTGCAGCAGGAGGTTCAGAAATGTACGCAAGAATGTCCTCGTCTGTAGGAGCTTGGCCGACAACCGTAAGCTCCTGAGGCGGGCGTTGACCAGTAACGGTCACCATTCCAGACTCGCCAGATCGAATACTCGTGTCTACGTCTTGAGAAGTAGGAGCAGTTCCGGCTACGGTAATTTCCTGACCTGGGCGTCGTCCAATCGTCGTGACCTGTTGTGTTGGCGCTGTTGCAGGCGCAGGTGCTGGAGGCGCATAAAACTGGTCAAGGTACGCAAAAATGTCCTCGTCCGTAAGAGTCGGTTCAGCAGCTCCGGTAACCGGAATTGACTCCGTAAACGTCGGAACATCTTCAAAAATACGCCCAAACTTCGGTGCAGCAGCCTGCACTTCTGCCTCGCGCCCAGGCGGACGAGGCGGGGGTTCCGTTACCCCGGCAAAAGGATCTTCTGCAACCTGTTCACGCGCTCCAGTGGTCACCACCTGCTGGGCGGGAGCCGGCGCGGCAGTTGCAGGCGCTGCGACCGCTGGAGCCGTCACCGGGGCGACAGCAGGCGGCTGGATCTGGCTCAGAACATCTTGGTCGGTTACCGTTCCCGCCTGGGTGCCGGTAGTGACGATCTGTTGTGCAGGGGCGGCAACAGCAGGAGTAACCGCTGGCGCTACCGCAGGAGTAGCGGCGGCGGGAGCGGCGGCAGGTGCAGCCACAGCCGTGAAGGGCTGTTCTGCGGCCTGTTGCGTTCCGGTTACTTGAACTTGTGTGGCTGGGGCGGCAGCAGGAGCCGCCGTCACTGCCAAATCTCGCTGGATAGCCGCTTGGATGTCTTGATCTGTCGGGCCTGCAGCCTGCGCTTGTCCCGTAGTCTCTACACGTTGCGCTTCTTGCGTGCCAGACACCACATCTTGCGCAGCAGAAGAGCCAATGTTGTCTACAGCAGCTTCTACAGAGCCAGGAGACACGACATCCTGTGCGCGAGACGGATCTTGATAGGCTCGCTCAATGTTTCGGGCGTTACGTTCTTCCTGAACAGCCTGACGCTGCTGTTCAAACGTCAAACCACGAGTCACACCGTCCACCAGAGCCTGCACACCGCTGCCGGTGGAAATGTAAGAGCCCGCAGCACGTCCAGCACCAGCCGCAATACTTGGGTCTACACCCGCTTGGTTGAGAGTGGTGCCTACAGCCGACGAAATGGCCCCTGCAAGCAGGTTTCGACCAATGTCGCTGCTGTCAGCGCCCTGCTGGATAGCCGTAGCAGCAGCAGAAGCCGCAGCATTGCTGATGGCTCGCTCTATAGCGGGTGACAACACGCCACCAGTAGCATTGCCATACAAGTCTTGCACGGTAGCCGACACCTCGGCCCCGATAGAAGGCGCGACAAGTCCGACTACAACGTTTCTAGCCGCTTGCTCGATGTTGAACTGACCTGTCTGTGTGGCTTGCACAATAGACGGAGCCAAAGCTCGTCCAATAGCGCCCGCAGAAGCAGCAGAAATTCCAGGAACAAGAGCCGTCAGTGCCGCAGACGCCGCTCCAGCCGTTGCTAAAGTCAAAATTGCACCCGCAGCCAACGGAGCAAGCGTGTCCATGAACCGATCAAACCCGCTCTTACTCTCCTGATACTGGCCGATAGGCTGTCCACCAGCCAGCAGGCTGACTCTATAGCCGCCTCCAGACGGATCTAGAGCTACTTGCAGGTTTTTACCCTGCATGAACTGCTCAAACTCCGGGTTTACGCCTACAGCAGTAGCCCGAAAGTCCTGGCCCGACTCTCCCCCGGGCGTGTAGTCGTACACAACCGGGTCACCACCTGTCCAGCCAAGCTGGGCAAGTTCGTTTTGGAACCGATGGGCAAGTCCGGCGACGGATTGAACGTCTGAAGAGACTTGCGCAGCCGGCCCGATTGGAGAATAGGAGGGCGCGGCAACTTGTACTGCAGGAGCAGCAGGAGCGGCAGTTTGTATGGTTCCATACTGTTGCTGGATGAGGTTCATGATGTCCTCATCCGCCGGCTCACCACCAAACGACAGCCCAGCAGTAGATCTGTTAATCGCCATTACTGCACCCTAAGAACCTGCACGATTTGCTGGTGTATAGCCAAGTGCAGCCCGATCCAGTCGTAAAAGTCAGACTCCACGTTCCAGTCGGCATCCATGAGTCGGAATGGGTTGTCCAAATTCAGCACGGTAGCTAGCACTTCATGCTCTTGGTTGTGGACAAACAGCCAGTCGTCCAGGTTTGCCGGATCGGCATCCATGATCGGGTACTTTGGCACCAGAATGCCGCGCTCGGCAAGAATGTTGTGGAACAACTGGTGCTGGAGCCCGTTTTCAAACAGCATCTCTCCCAGGGAATCAACGTCCCCAAACTTAACGTAGGAGAGAGCGTCAAGGTTCATTCCTTGTCAGCCTTGGTGTCTAACTTGGAAAAGATCTGCTTGCAGATGTCCTTGATTTCGTAGATGTCGCGCCGGTAGTCTTCCTTGCTGACGTACTTTTCCGGCATGGCACGAACGTCGTTGTCAAGACGATCTATAGCCGTATAGATGCGGTTAAGCACCCAGCCGCCAAACACGCCAGCAAGGCCGACAGCCATGTTGAAGAGAAGTTGGTAGTCCATATCAAGGAAGTTGCCCGCCGCCGCCGCCGCCGCCGCCGCTGTCGCTAGATGCTATTTGAATAATCAAAGTTACATTGCCAGATGCAACTACTGGAGTTCCTGTAGCACTGCTTGAAATTTGAACAAAAAGTGTTGACGAACTTACAGATCCATCTCCAGACGCAAAATTGCCCCAGGATGCCGTAGACGACAACGAAACCCACAAACCAACTGACGTTCCACTTGGCTGGGCACCCGACGTTACGGTTGCCTTGATCCAGTAAGAAGAACCTATGCCAGTCGTGTTTGGAACATACCAATTTTCGCCAGATAACGTGTCTATGATGACTGTTTCTCCAGCATTTGAGCCAGCAGACCCTATTACAGAACCATCACTAGAAAAATATACGATTCCCCCGCCGGGGTCGCCGACAATTGTTTGATAAGCGTAGATCATCCCACCAAAGTTAGTAGGCCCCGCACTTGCGCCTTGATGAGAAATTCCGGCAACGGAGAACATGGTTTAAACGTAGTTTTGACCACCGTTAGACCCCAACCACGAGGTTCCATCAGCAGTAAATGCGTATTTGTCGGTACGGCTGGCCGTGCTGGTAATCGTTGGAGGGGTGTTCGCGGGCCACTTCACCGTAATCGGCCACACCACAGTTTTGCCTCCCACGGCGTCTTGTTTGAGCAGTAGTAAAAAGCTCTTACCTGCGGTAGGCGTCGGGAATGTGAAGGTGCAATTGCCCGTCAGGGTCAGAATCTGCACCGTGCCTGTTGCAAGGTCAATGGTATAAGCCGTTCCAGTGTTGGCCGTGTTGGTCGTTTCCGTGTAGTTGGTAACCACCTGACCAACCATCGTCATCTGGTTCAGCTGCGTGACAGTGTTCCCAAGCTGGATGACGGTATTGCCAAGCGTGATGCCTGTGGAAAAGTTGGAGTCAAGCTCCGCCAGCGGGATGCTGCTGGTGCGGCTGGCAAAGGTGTATGCGACTGGCATCAGAACCTCACTCTAAGTTCGTGCTCAAACTCAAACGTGTTGTAGGTGAAATTGGGATTGGTGCTGGTGACGGTCAGCCCAAGGTATTTTCCGTACTGCTGTGCGTCAGACTTGTACAAAGCATATCCAGATGAGTACAACCACACAACAGTCAGAGAACTGTTGTTGACCCACGGAATGACTTGCCCAGAGTTGTTCAGCCAGGACACCGCGTTCTGAACGGTATAGCTTGGGCTGCTCCCCGTCTCGCTGTCTACCGTCACCGTAAGCGTTGCGCTGTTGGCAAGCGTGGCCTCAATGCCAAACTTCAGCGCCTGCTTGGTGCGGATGTTGTCGCCCATAGGCAACAACGCAGTCTTCACGGTGCTGCTGATGCTGGCAGCGCTGTTGGCGTACAACCTGTATAGCGTTTTGTCGATGTCGCCGTACAAGTTGATACCGCCACCAACAGGCGCACTGGTGACGTAGGAAAGCGTGCCTTGCTGTGTCAGGAACCACTTCTTTTCAAAGAAGACGGCCTGTACCTTGCGTGAGCCCAGCACAGCATCCGTATAAGTGAACGAGAAGGCCGCGCAGAGGATGTTGAACAGCAGAACTTGCCCGCCTGACACCGGCTGCGTGAAGTCGATGAGCGGGAAAATGCCGTCAAGTTGGTCGCTGATCTTGCTGGTGGTCGAGCCGACCAGGGCATAAATGCCGTAGTCGTTCATGAACAGCATGGATCGGAAGTATGGGAAGATGGCGTAGATCCGTTTGGTGCCTACGCTGGCGCTGACGTTGGTGTTGGTGAACAACGTCTGACCCGTGGAATCCACCCGCAGGTCGCTGATGACGTTGATGCTGTCATCACCAAAGATGTACAGGAAGTTGTTGGCGCTGTAGATGGCTCGGATGTTCCCATGCAGGGTGCTATCCGTCAGCGTCAGTGAGCCGGCAGAAATGCTGGTGAAGTCGTTGTAGGTGCCCGCCGCACTCCACGCCAGCGTGCGACCATATGCCACCCAGGTGCGCCCGCCAAACGTGGCAACGTCCACCACTTCGTCCAGCAGAGCAATAGCGTTGGCCGTTGCGTTGTTGCCACCGCCACCCGTGATGGTCACGGTCGGATTGCTGGTGTAGCCGCTACCGTGGTTGTCAGTGATGATGCCGGTTACTTCACTGCCCTGAACAATAGCGATAGCGTTTGCGTTAGCACCGCCTCCACCGCTAACGGTTACGGTTGGTACAGAGGTATAACCGTTGCCGCCGTTGGTGACAAAAACCGTCACCGTGCCCTTTTTGAACGTTACGAGTTCAGCAGTAGCGGCAGCGTTGGTTCCGCTTCCGCCAAAAAACGTCACGGTAGGAGGAGTGGAGTAGCCGCTGCCTGCGTTGGTTAAGAAAACGCTGTTGACAATACCTGACGCAAGGTTTGCCGCCGCAGCTGCGCCAGTGCCGCCTCCCCCAATGATAGAAATTGTCGGAGCGACGGTGTACCCAGAACCCGGCTCAACGACTGTGATAGAACTAACCTTGGAAGACACCACGGTCGCTACCGCGCGGGCTTGAAGACCCCCTGCATCATTAGGAGGTCCAATGATGACAGTAGGAACGAAAGCATAACCAGAGCCTTCGTTCGTGATGGTAATGGCGGCTATGCCTCCGGCGCTCAAACTGATGCTTGCTGTAGCCGTTGCCTGCACCCCGTTAGCGTCGTTTGGCGCAGAAATTTGTACCGTAGGCGGAAATGTGTAGCCAGAACCTGAATTGGTAACTGCAATCACGCCGACAGACCCAATGCCGACCAGCGTGTTCCCGTTCCAAGTAAACAACCCATTGTTTGGGTCGCCAATCATCGCCCGTTCATTGCTGTACTGGGCCGCGCTGACGTTGGCGGTAGAAAACGTACCGCTGCTGGCAATGTTTCCCCGCGTTCCAGTGGAAGCGCCGGTCATCTCAACGTACTGCGCCGCTCCGCTGTCCTGAAACCCAAGGATGTAGTCCTTGTTGTTGACGTTTACGCTCGTCAACAGGGTTACTGTGTTGGAAAACGCAACAGCATTCCCCGCGCTTGTGACCGCAGTCTGAGCAGGCACGATGCGGATGCTGCCAAACCCGATGGGCATGGCGTTTTCCAGCCACGCGAACTCTTCTTCACGGATAGCCGTGCGGTTGGCCTTGGTGTTCAGGCCAGTAAAGTTCTTGATGACCGCGTAAGATTTTTTCTGCTCAGACGCTGCCATGACTAGAACGTAGAACTGTAGGCATCAGGGATTCTGCGTGTAAACACGGAGTTCAGGACAGATTGCGTCTGCTTCATGTACTCCTGTTTGAAAATCTCTGCTTCGCCGTAGCTCTGTTCCTTGTACTTGGCAAGGTAGGCGGCGTAGAACTTTACCGGGCTGGTGTACGGGTCAAGAATCTGGTCGGTTACGTTGGGAGATCCAATTATCAGATCGGTCGGAAGGATGACCGTATCGAGTTCCACCGTGTACGACTGGTCAGGAACGGGCCCAATGTAAATCTGGTTTTGTCCAAACACAGAGAAGCACACCGGCCTGCCGATGTAATTCTGCCAGTACCGCAGCTGCGCGTTGAAGTTCGTCCACGGGAGATAGCGCAGCGGAAGGCGCGTGTTGCCCCAGTAGATGTTGACGTTCAGAATGTCCAGCGTCTGCGAACCTTGTGGAAGATTCGCGTAGGAAATGATTTCTGCGGGCCCGTAGTACGTCAACTGCGCCGTGCCGTCCGTGAACGGCGTGCTGGGCGGGTAGACGTTAGAGCCGCTAGGATACGGAGGCGCAGTGCTGCCAAGAATGCCGGCCTGCGTCACCTTGTAGATGAAAATATTGTTGTAGACGTAGGAGTTGAGCGTCACCAACGCTCCCGCCGTCCACTGCGCAGCCGCGTTTCCGTCCCCGCCTAGCGGGGTGTACGACACCTGAATCGTCCGCAGACAGCCGGTGTCGCGGACAATCCTCTGCCGACCGCCGTTGATGGCGTCGGTTAGTTCGGCGTCAGACCAGAAATTGGCGTTTGCATCATGCAGAAGCCGCCTGACTTCCGTAAGGTAGGAAGATAGCGTTGCCATGTCGTACCCATCTTACGCAACCCTGGGAATGGCTTTTCTCCCTCCAGACCTTGCGATCTGAAGGGATACTGCGCCAACCGCCGAGGGTAGGGAGCGGTTCTGCACGGGCTCTTGTGTTACTCGCAGACAAGCGAGCTTCTCAAGAGCTTGGGGCATATCCAGACTGGTCTTGCTCCAGCCCAGACGCACCACGAATTCAGTCTTGTCTTCCTGACCAAACCCGAGAAGATTCTCGGCGGCTGCCAGCGGAACCTCCACAGAGATGCCGCGAGGGAACTTGTAGACGACTCCACAATAGCTGTCGCTATGGTCGAAGTCGCCTACGTTGGTCACATAGACAGTCGTCACGGAACGATAACGTCGCCGTAGACGTTCACCTGCACGTTGCCCGTAGTAGCACCAGCAGTCGCCACCACCACCCAAAGTGCCGAGGTTTGATCACCCGTCACTTCAGTGGTGAGGTAGGCCGTCGCAATGTTCCCGTCTTGCCACTTGTTGGTGGCATTCAGGGTCGTGAGCTTGAAGTTGCTCACCACCGCGTTGCTGCTGTTGCCGTCGCTGCTGGTCAGCACGGAAACGTTGGCGTTGCTGATGTTGCCGCTCGGATTGCAGAACGTAACGCGCCGGATGATAACCGCACCCGAGTTGGCGACCGCACCACCGTTGGTGAGGCCACCGCTCAAGATGGGCAGCACGCCCGCGACGTTACTCTGCGCAGCCGTGTTGGCAATCCCTGACGCAATCAGGAAATTGCCAAAAGCCTGCGGGCCAGAAGCGGCGATTCGGTTGGCATTTGCCATGTCAACCTCCTCAGCTTGCGTTGAACGTGCCGGAAACGTCCGATCCGCCGTTGACAGTCCACAGGGTAATGGACTGCGTACCCGTCGCCGCGTTCGCTCGCACGTTCCAGCCGTCCGACACGAAGCACCCGCCGACGTTGTTCGCAATCAGCGTCGTCCACGAGTTTGCAGTGCCCGTGTACTGGTTGATTTCGATGACGACGTTGGAGGCTTGCTGCGGCCAGAGGTAGGTGCCAGCCGGGATGAACTTCGCATCGGTCATTGCCGTCGCGTTGCCCGCCCCGATACTGGTAACCCGCAGAGGCTGCAGGTAGGCCGACGAGGTATTGGCGGTGGCATTTGCCACCAGGATCTTGTTCAGACCAAGTGCCATGATTGCTTCTCCTTCAGATGCTGAGAGAGTTGTAACCCGTGACCTTGGTCATGGACTTCGGCTTGGTGTTCACCAGTTCGGCAATCGTCAGCACAGCGCCGACGTAGCCGATCTGCCAGTTCGGCAGGGTGGACTCAAAGCCCGTGAACACGAAACTGCCCTGCTCGTGCACATAGAACGAGAGGTAGTTGGTGTTCAGGAAGTAGACCGTGCCCTCGGGGCAGTACGGATCGGGGTACACCGGCACGCCGGCAACCATCAGGGCGCGGAACGCAGCCTGGGGGCCGTTGGCATCGCCGTCAAACCCAGATCCCGGGGTGATGACGTACTGCTCTTGACCCACGAAGTCCTGAGCCAGCAGCGTCCAGGTGCCGAAACCACAGACCGCGAAGGTCGGGACTTCTGCGCCGTTCTTCACCGTGCCAGAGATGTACTGCAGGATGTTCTGACGGGTCGGGTTGACCGAGCCAGCTGCGTACACTTTGGAACGCCACCACGGGTTCGTGGAGGCAGAACGGGTCAGGTTGCCGTAGGAGGCCGTGCCCGTACCGTCGTCCACCGCAGCCGGCAGTCCGATGAACTGCTGCGCGTTGGTGGTGTTGTTGTACAGGGCCGTTGCCATCGCGTCCATCATGACGTTCGTGGCGTCGTTCATCCGGGCTTCGATCAGCGGGATGATGGCGGCGTCCTGCTGGACAGCGCCTTCCATGCCGAGGAACGGCACGGGGCTGATCATGAGCTTGAGGTTGAACTCAGCGTTGTACGCGCCTTGCTGGACGCTCGGCTGCGCGAAGCTGCCACTGTAGTCCGACCACTGCGCGTTCACGAACTGAGCGCCCTGCACGGGCACCGTAACGCTGGACACACCGCCGCTTGCCGTCTGAGCGTTCGCCAGCAGCGCAGCCATCAGCGGCGTGCTGTTGTAAATCTGGACGACCAGCTTGGGGATGAAGGCGCGACGAGTGACATACGTCAACTCGTTGTACTGGTTAGTACCAGCCGCCGGAAGAATACCGCCACCGATTGGCATGATTGCTCCTTAGGAAACCACTGGGGTCATGCCCCGGTCATACCCTCTTACAAACCGATAGGACGCGTCGGACGACGCAGATCCTGCAACGCTTTTGCTGCCTCGTCACGGGCAGCACCAGCCGGATTTTTCCAGTACTTGCTCAGGTCGAACTTCTTGAGCGTATTGGGGTTGTACCCGGACGGAGTGGGCTCGGCAGCGCGTTTCATCCACTGATGATACTCAGCCGCCGTCTCATGGTTCTGGATTCCGCGCTCAAGCATGATCTTCTCCACTTCAGGAATATCTTCCTCGGCAGCAAGACCCTTCTTGATCAGCGTTTGCCGACGCTTTTCCAGTTCTTCTCTGGCATCCCGTTCACGCAGCCGGTTTTCCAGTTCCTCCACCTTCTTCTGAGAAGCAGACACGGCCTTGGTCGTGTACTCCTCGATTTCCAGTTCGGGAATGGGAAGATCCGGCTTGACCTTCTTGGTCATCCGCAGAAACTCCTTGCGGGTTTCGGGATGCTCGGCAAGCTGCTGCGCCAGCGCCGCGAGTTCGTCGCGGGCATCGGGAGAAACGTTTTCCAGAGACGACATGATGAACTACCCCCTACTCCAAGTAGCGCCACGTTTGATGAACCCTATGTTCGCGTGGGATACACCGAACATAGCACCTAACTGACGATGAGACAAACTTGACTCCCTGATGAAGTCAATTTGCTCTTTGTCCAGTTTTGATTTGCCGCACTTTTCGCCAGCAGCCTGACGGTTCTTTTGAACCATGTCCTCTGAATTTTGCTTGTGTGTAGCAAGCCAAAGGTGGTCAGGGTTGACGCAAAGTTTGTTGTCACAAGCGTGGGCAACAACCATGCCTTCAGGGATTTCACCTTTGAAGGCTTCATAAGCAACGCGATGCGCGCTCATGTTTTTGTTCCGACGCTTAGAAAGGCAAAGACCATAGCCAGCGTTAGTGACGCAGCCAAACCAAATCCAGCAGCCGATTTCCGGCACTGGGCTTGACAGGCGCTCAATGCGCTGCTGGTCTTCAGTCACTTAAATTACCCGCTTGCCGTCAGCCGGCTTCTGCACAGCCATGCCGGTCTTACCGACCTTGCCAGCCGTGGACAGGCCACCCATGCGGGCGTAACGCGGGGGATTCATGACGCTGCCGTGCTTCTGGTTGTCAGAAGTGGGTTGACGGATGGAACCGGCGGCACGAGGCTTGAAAAGATCCACTTGGGACTCCTTACATGGGTTGCGGCATACCGGGCGGCATACCAGGGATGGGGGCTTGAGAAAGAGCGCGAGCTTCCGGGCTCATCCCTCCCGCCCGGGGAAGGCTTTGCAGAAGTTGGAGAATTTCCGTCTGCTGCAGATCGTTGACCTGATTTTTGCGCGGGCCGATAACGGTATTCAGCGCACGGATGGCGGGCAGAATCTTCTGCGACTCGTCAGAGTCTGCACCAAACGCAGGCAAAGACTGTTCAATCAGATCCAGCGCCATGCTGAGATTGATCAGCGCACCTTCACGACTGCCGAGCTTGGGCTCAGGCGTAGACATCGGAGAAGCCATCGGAGGGGCTTCTACTACGGATGCGGAAGGTTGAGCTTCTGGAAGAGACGGAGGCTGCGCCTGCCCCTGCTGGGACTTGCGCATCATTGCCATCAACTGATCAGGAGGAACGCTCATACCTTGATTGTATGTCGGGGGCTACCAAGCCGCCCCCCAGGGGCTGGAAACGCAATTACTTGCGCTTGCCCTTGCGACCACGACGAGCCATGACAGCACCTCTTTACAGACGCGGCCACTCAAACAGGGGCGAGCAGCCATTCCCCATTCCCTTTACAGGGAATCTCAACGACGAGACTTGCGGCCTCGCTTCATCATTCCGTACATCTCTTCACTCCTTAACGTCGTGAGTAATTCCTCACTTGCCGTTGCGGTGCGGTTGTAGTGCCAGTTTGCCGATATGTCAAGCTCGGCATCGAATCCAGTCGCTTGAGGTCGCTGGTTTGCACCCGAGGCTGGTCAGCTTTGGGGGCAATCATTCCTGCATTCTGCGCTGCCATCACTTCACCTGCCTGAGTTGAGGTTGCTCGCCAGCAGTGGGCTGGGGTGCTTGCTGCTGCTTTTCTTCCATCTGTTTCAGCCGCTCTTTGAGTTGCTGCTTCATAGGAGGTTCCAGCAGATCCAGCAGAGATTCTTTGTCGATGACCTGTGCTTCAAACAGGTTGAACGCCAGCGAGCGCAGATCTTCCATAAA